AGCCGGTCGCGCTCCTGCTCTTGCAGGATGCGGAAGTCGTCTTGTTCCATCGTAGTCTCCAGTAAGCGGGGCCGATCCCCGGAGTTAAGTATACGCATGTTGACTATGGTGTCAACAGTCGTTACAGTGCGCCCATGACACCGAAGCAACTACTGAAGATTTATGGTTCCCAAGCGGAGATCGCTCGGGCGTTAGGCGTGACTCGTCAGGCCGTGCTGCGCTGGTTCAAGGAAAACAAGATTCCTGCCCTGCGGCTGTATCAGATTGAGTGCGTCATAAAGAAGCCTGACGTTACCGCGTGAAGGTTCTTGACCTGTTCAGCGGCATTGGTGGGTTTAGCCTAGGACTAGAACGGGCAGGCTTTGAGACTGTGGCGTTTTGTGAACCCAATCCGTTTTGTCAAGCGATATTAAAAAAGCACTGGGCTACCGTGCCGGTGTACGAGGACGTTCGTGAACTATCAGCAGAAAGATTGGCTAATGATGCGATCGCCTTTGACGTTATCTGCGGAGGGTTCCCCTGCCAAGACATCAGTTTTGCCGGAAAAGGAGCCGGACTTGCAGGCGCCCGAAGCGGCCTCTGGTGGGAGTTCCACCGCCTCATTGCGGAGACGAGGCCGAAGTGGGTCATTGCGGAAAACGTATCAGCCCTTCGCAGTCGAGGATTGGACGAAGTTCTCGGGAGCCTCGCTGCGCTCGGGTACGATGCGGAATGGCACTGTATACCCGCTTCCGCCGTTGGCGCCCCTCATCGACGCGACCGCATCTGGATTGTTGCCTACCCCGACAACGATGGCGAATCAGTTAGCAAAATCAATGCAAAAGCATCAAGGTTGCAGATTGCTCTCACAAATGGCGGGTGGCGTAGGTGGGATGGTAAGCCCGAGGATGTACGAATGGATGATGGGATTCCCAACGGGATGGACAGAGTTAGAGCGTTGGGCAACGCCGTCGTCCCGCAAATCCCAGAAATAATTGGAAGAGTAATCAATGATTCAACAGCAAATCGTTAGCAGCGACATCTCGTGGGCGTCGCAGGCCAACGTCCGGTACTGGGAGTCGGTAAGGAATAATCCTTACCACAAACTCCGGTTAGCCGATGCGTACCTTGCCCGGATCAACGTAGGCGAGTGGTCGCAGCGGGCAGAGCGCACGTCGTGGCTCAAGAACTACGTGGGCGACATCCTTCGCAGCCTGACCGACGTAAAGGAAGCCTATGGCGACCCGCACATCCGTGGCATGGTCAGGGAGTTGTGGGGCGAGCCTGGCGTGACGCGATTGAAGGCAAGGGCGGAAGCGGCATAATAGGCCGATGCGTTACGCCAAACGTCGGGACAACAACCACACGGATATAGTCGAGGCCCTCCGCAAAGCCAATTTCGAGGTCATCGACTTTGCCAGCGCCGGTCACGACATCCCTGACTTGCTTGCCATCAAGCCCATGCACGACGGCATGGCGTGGATATGCTGGGTAGAGGTCAAGGCAAAGGGCGGACGGCTCTCAGACGGCCAGAAGCGCTTTAGGGGGCTGTTTGAGCCTAGGGGCGAGTGGTACGAAGGCCGTGACGCCGACGACACCGTGTGCGCCCTACAAGCCCTGTACTTGCAGCGGCTTAAATAATTCGTTTACAATAGCGCCATGAACAACTGGCGCTCACTTAACCAAACACTGAACTCGCTGAACGAAGAGCAGGTCAAAGCCCTGCTTGACGATGAGATCGTCGGGCATCCTGCGGGCCGCTCGGGAACGCGCTGAGATTTTCAGCGCCGTCGCAGGAAACACACTTCATGCAGAAACAGTGCAGCAAGTGTCAGCAAATTAAACCGCTTAGCGAGTTTCATCGCAATGAGCGGTCACGCGACGGGCATAAGTCCCGTTGCAAGCCATGCAATAACGCTGATTCTGCCGTTTGGAAGCAGCAAAATCAGGAACGCGCTAGTAAGCGATATGCTGAGTGGGCGGCTAAAAACCGCGATAAGACTCGCGCCGCATCAAAGCGCTGGAACGAACGTCATCCAGGTTTAGCGTGGCAGCGCCGTATTGCCAAAGTTGGCCGCGAAGTAGAGAACGAGCGGTCACGCCAGTGGTCGGCGGCTAATCGAGAAAAGGCACGCGCTTGGAAAGCCCGGTGGAAAAAGGCCAACCCCGAGGTTGTAGCAGCGTTTACCGGCAAGCGCCGTGCTGCGTTAAACAATGCTATACCTGCGTGGGCAAACGAGCAGGCAATCCTAGATATTTACCGTGAGTGTCGGAACCATCCCGACCATCACGTAGACCACATCGTTCCGTTGGTGTCGAAGATCGTTTGCGGTCTGCACTGTGAGGCCAACCTGCAAATTATTCTTGCGGTAGAGAACTACTCCAAGAACAATCGCAGGTGGCCTGATATGCCTTAGAACTTCCGGCGCTTGAACTTTAGGAAGTCCACCCCTTCCTCGGGGTCCCAAAACACCTTAACCAGATCGGGATGCTCTGGCGGCAGGTAAGGGTCAATGATCGTTACGGCGCAAGGCGATAGCGTCATGTCCCTAAAGCCGCGCTCCTTGCTATACCTATCGTACGTCTTATACGACGCAACCTTGATAGCGTGCATTGTGATGCTGCTATCAGGGTCTTTCAGCACGGCGTATGCCGACTCGTGCTTGTGACCCGCTACTGCTACGTGATCGCGTACGCCCATCGTTAAGGCTTTCATCGGCCCGTGGGCAGGATTCCATATCGAGGAACCAGAGAAGTCATGGCGGGCGTTTACGCGGATTCTGGCGTCATTGCTGAACTGCAACTGGATACGGCACTCGGAGGGGCGGTACATCGTCCCCTGAGACTTCGTAATCCATTTTAAGGGGTCTCCAGCGCCAGCCCACAGGTCGTGGTTGCCGCCGATCATATACAACCACGGGCAAAGCCCTAGGAACCATTCAGCCAGTTTCCAGGCTTGGGAGGCAGATGTGGACTGCTCGGCATACAGGCGGGCGAGTCTGCCTACCCATGCGTTGGTGGAATCGCCCACGTTGGCCGCAAAAAGCCCCTTCGTGTTCTTAACCAGCAAGGCGTGCTTTTCTAGCAGGCCAATGTCCGTGCCATCGTCATCGACGTGCGGATCGCCAAAATGGAGGATACCGACAGGGCCGTCGATAGTGACCTTCTGTTTCTTTCGGTGAGCGACCAGTTCTTCAACCGAAATATCGTCATCCGGCAACGGCGTAAACGAAAAGCCCGGTTTCTCTATTACCTCCTGCTTAACAGCGCCGGCTCGGTAGGTGGACTCAGGGATGATGTATCCCTTTTCCTTCATCTTTTTGAGCCGCATCATTAGGCTTCGTTCGTTGACGCCTATCTTGTTAGCGGCTATGGCTCGGATGCCGTTGGCGTCCTGTAGAGCCTTTAGGATTTCATCGTCAGTGGCTTTTGCTTGCATCGTCTACTCCATCGTTGTGAGCATCTGTTGCAGCAAGTGGCCGGTTCGGTCTACGAGTTGTTCGTCTGACGACAGGTCGGGATGACCTGCCACATCAAAGAGGGCGTGCATAGCCTCATGCGCCCATACTTGCTGCCGGTTTGTGCCTTTACAAGAACTTATGATGTGAATCTCATACTTGTCTGTTGGAACGCGGCAGGGATACCGTCTTTACGCATGACGCCTGCTCCATGAGGCTTAAATTACGGCTGGCTAAGAAACATCGCCATCTCGTCCCGGCGCCTCTTGACCAGTCCGGGCAATACTTTGCCCGCTGCCTTTGTCCACATCAAGAACGCTTCTGCCGCTTCCTCGATGTCGCCACGGTTATAGCGCATCCGTATGCTACTGCGCTGAAGATTGCCGAGTCCCACGTTAAAGGAGAACGAGACTAGGGCGTCAAATTGTCCTTGATTACTAACAGACCCAGGGCAAAGACGGGCCACGCCACGCTCAAAGCGGCCAAGGTCTTCAGCAAGCAGAGCGTCAACTTCTCCCATTGTGAGAGTGCGATCCCAGCCTGCCGGTATCGGTAGATTGCGCCTTTCATCGAACTTTACTGTTGCGTGGGTACGCCGACCGTCCACAACAGCGCAGGACACCTGTAAGGGCGTAGCCTCACGCCCTCATGGCACTTGACCATGCGGATAGCCGCGTCGGATACCTTCACTTTTTGCCAAAAGCCTGCGTACCGAACCAAAAGGCAATAATCGAGGACAGGATCAGCATCTCGTCCTCAGAGAAGACGTTTTCCAGCGCAATCGCAAACGGTACGCCTTGGTTCCACGCATACCACATGCCAGCAATGTTGATGATGACCAATTCCAGCACAAAGATGTAGGTGACGACCGGGCGCACCGACGAGCGCAAGTTAATCATCCACTGGCTCGCACCTTTGCCAATCTCGATGTCGTGGTTGTAGAGCGACTGACGCTCTTCAGATGCAGTCTGCGTCTGGATCTGCTCTAGTTTGATCTCTTCAACGCGAGCCTGGGCGATAAAGAAGGGCTAACTCGTGCTTCTTGTCCTGCCGGTCTTGAAAGATTTGCAGAATCTTGGGCAGGCCACCGGCTAAGAACGACAAGAACGTGCTAACCATCGTCATCATTTGCTTGCCCTCACTACGTCGTCGCCCTTGGTTACGGTCACATGATCGCCCTCGACATCGACCCGCATCGGCATTTCTTTACGATCCAACTTGTCTAGTTTGGCGATAAGGTCTTCGATAACCTTGAACTCAGGCTTCTCTTCCTTCTCTACGGTGCCAGCAATAGACGCCAGCATGGAGATAAGAGCGGTCAGCGAGGCACCGAGCAAGCCCATCACAGCGGCGATCTTGTCGCTATCCAACGCAAGGCTAGACATCACGCCAATGACCACAATCGCTGTAATGTACTTCAGGCCGTCCTTGCCAATGGCTTTGCCAGCCACATCCTTGGCGCTGCTGTGGGCTTCCAAGCGTTGCAGTTCAGCCTTGATCTGCACCTTCAACAGTTCAATGTCTTCGCTCATTTGTCCATCTTCTCGTCTAGTTTGTCGAAGATTTTGCCGAGCATAGACTTGATGTCGTCAATGTCGCGCTGGTACGTGGTCTGCGTTACATACGTCAACGGCATGTTACGGATGTCTTTATCCAGTCGCTCGATGCTGCGCGTCAGGTTATTGACAGTCCAGCCACCAAGAAAGGCAGCCACACCCAACACGATGTTAAAAAGAACCTGCATGTCGTCCACGTTATTGCTCCGAAAAACTTGCGCTTTTAAAAGCCAAGTTGATTCATGCGCTGCTGCTCGGCCATAAAGTCGCGTTGAGCAGGCGATAAGTTGTTAAGGCCAGTAGCCGTTCCAAGTGCTTGCACCTACACCAACGCCAGCAGCCAGCGCCATAGGAAGCGTCACTTGCGGGGCAAACACGCCAAGCGCCGATCCGGCATACAAACCGCCGCCAAGGGTCGAGCGAACCTTTAGGGCTTCGCTAACGCTGGTAAGTGCTGATGCCAATTTGCCGCCTTGCACCACTTCCTCAATGAACTGGCGCTCTTCAGGCGTGTACATACGCATACGGCGTTCGTTGCGGGCTAAGTTGCGAAACTCGGTGCGAATAGCGTCATCTAGCGGTCGGCTGGACAATTTGGCGCGGCGCACCAACTCTTCCATGTTCTCACTCTTGCTAACCGCCGCGTACAGACGACGCGCTTCCGTCAGCGCGGCCTGCGCTTGCGGATAGTTGCCAGCAGAAATAGCCGATGGCGGGGCGTTTAACACAAAGTCATCCAACTCCGACGCCAACTCGCTACCAAGGCGGCGCAAGTTAGGGTCAGTGCTTTTGCCAAGGCGCTTTTTGATGTTGCTACGCGCAGCATCCAACTCGCTCATGGTTCGCGGTTTGCCGATTGACTGCTCAAGATTGCGAATCTCAAGGTCAACAGCCTTGTGCTGGTCAGGGTCAAAGTTGGTCAAACGACCGCGCACCCCTGACAGCCAACTGCTGTAAGCGTTAGGGTCAAACTGCACGCCAGACTGGTCGATAGAGCGATACGTAGCCTTGGCTTGGTTTCGCATCTGATCCAGCGCAGGGGCTTTAACCTGCCCGGTGCGGGTTGCCTTGGCAGTCGTAGCGCCACCAACCAAACCGGCCAACACGCCAACCGCTCCCTTTACATAAGGGTCTTGCAAGATCGCGCCTTCGTCGGTCAATTCGTTCACAGCCTGCACGGCAGCAGCAGCAGGAACAGCAGCGCCAGCCTGCACCACAGGAGCGCGACCGGCTTCCGTCAGAACATTGCGAGCAACACCCGGCCCAGCCTGCGTGGCTAACAGACGAAGCGCGTTGGCCTGTGACAGCGCAGCCGTAGCGGCTTCTGAAGTCGTAGCGGCAAAGCGCTGCCCCGGCGTTTCTGGTTGACGAAATGCGTCTGGCGCAACGGTTTCAAGACCGCCACGAATAACGTCAGAAAGCATTGGCACGCGCTGCTCAGAACCAAGCGCCTGCGAGCCAACATTAAAAGCCGTTGACGCAAGATCAGTTAAGCCAAGAGCAAGTGGCGCCACAACAGCGCCAGCAGGGCCGCCAACAGCACCGCCACCGAGTGCGACTGTTGCGTATGGCGCAAGCGCTCGATTAACGACACCGGCATACTGCGACAAGTCGTCTAAAACGCCGGTTCGTTGCGGAATGGCGTCTTCTACTTTGTCCGGCTTAAACCTAGGAGCAGCGGAAGTATCGGGCTTGAATGGCATCTTTTACTCCCATGTTCCCGAAACGCCACCAATAGTTATGCGATCTCCGCGTTTAATTTTTCCGGCCTTAAATGCCGCTTCAGCATCAGCCTCAGTCTTGAACACTTTGCCGCCAGCCTCGGGCGCTTTTGGTCGCGCTGGCTTTTCAATCTTGCGCTTCTCGCGGCCCGTGGCCTGGAAGAAGCGATCCAATTCGCCTTTCTCAACGCGCTGGTTAAAGCGGTCAATTGCACGCTCTTTGACGTTAGCGCGAATCTCGGCCATGCGGCGCAGAGTCTCGGCATTAAGACTAATCGTACCCGACACAACCTCACGCAAGAACTCACGCTCTGCCGGAGTATCCAAACCGCGAGCGCCAACGCCCAACGCTTGAATGTTGGAGAACACATCTGAGCCAAGCAGCGCGTTAAGCAGTTCGGTATCGGTGACTTTCTTAGCGGCTTCTTTATCACCGCCGACGGCGGCCTTGACTCGGTTAATACCCAAGGCCAGTTCAGCCGTAATACCTGTTGAAGCCTTGCCAGTCTGCAACAAGTTGATAGTTTCAAAGTCTTTAACAAGATCGTCAGAAGCGCGTTGCGCGGCATCAAACGATGCAATGTCAGCCTCACCCGAAGCCTTGCCAACCGTAGTCTGGTAAGCCGACTCAGCGGGCGGTAACTGCACGGTCTGGCGAGAAGCGCCAGCAGCAGCAATACGAGCCTTTTGTGCCTCTTGTTCTGGCGACAACGCCATGCGAGACACAATATCGTCAGCAGTCAAAATCAATTGGTCACGCACTTCAGGCGAGAACTTTTCTGGAATTAACTGTTCAATTCCTGGAATTGCCCCGTACATTTTTAAAGCATTGTTACGCCAAACATCATATTTGGCTTGATCTGTAACGGCGGGCAATAAATCACGGGAGCGCTTAAACTGCGCGGCTTCCATTTCGCTCATCGTCTTTTGACGATTCATTTCAGCCGTATCAAGTTCGCTCAAAGTTTTAGCGGCAGCCAATCCTTCTTCGCCCATAAGCATCAAGGCGTTACGATCTCCAGAAGCAAGGGCGTTCCGAATCTGTTGCGCCTGCATTGCTGCTTGCGCTTCAACGGCTTCTTGTCGGCGGCGTAACTGGTTGGCACGCCCCAACTCAGCGCCTTGAACGTAAGAGCCAAGAATGTTGACCGGCTCTAATTGAGTTGCGCCTATGACTGCCATGGCTTACCCCAGATTTCCGTATTGCGGACCCATGTAGTTCAATGCTTGAAGATTTTGACCGCCACCAGGCGTTACGCTAGTTGGCCCAAAGTAACCACCGCTGTACATGCCGTACAAGCCAGCACCCTGTCCAAGCGCTTGGTTCAAAGCATTAGCCTGACCCAAATAACCAGAGGCGCGAGCCTGACCGGCGCCTAACTGAATGTTAGAAATGTTGCTCCCAGCCGATCCCATTGAAGCCACATTTTGCTGCGCCAAAGAAGGGCCGTATCCGCCAATCCCTAACAATGCGTTAGTTACGTCAGCGCGTTGCTGGCGAGCGCGATTGTAAGCATTAGCATATTCCTGCGACCCCATTTCTTGCCCATAGCGCACACCAGCCTTAATAGCGCCACCGCCAAAAAGTTGGCCTCTAGCAGACTGCATACGGGCAAGTGCTTTCTCGCCTTCCGAAAGTCGGAACGAAAAGCCGGGGTCCATAGCCAACTCATCCATAGTCGGCGTTTTGACGTATTGACCTTCTGGCCCATACAGTTCAGCAAGTCGATTTAACTGCTGAAGCGACAAATCTCGGAATGGTTTGGTTTCGGCTAATTGCCGCTCCAACATGCGTTCTTGACTGGCGGCAGCCGTGTCAGCAGCCTGAGTTTGAGCGCGTGCCGCTTTACTTGATGCTCGACTGCCCATAGCAGCCGATCCAATGCTGGATGCGGCGATGGCAACTACTGGATTAGCCATGAGGGAATTCCTCGCGATACTTCGCAAAATCTTCGCCGTATAGTGCCATTACCGCACCTGCTTTTTCCATAGCAGACTCACGGCCAAGACACAACAGCACCGTTAACAACACAATGTCGTAATAGGCGGCACGCCAGACAAACGACTTCTCGTCCGCCCGACCCGACCGCTCGGCGTCATCCGACGCTTTCCACTTACAAATTGCCGTAGCCAATGCAGGCAATAACTGACTAGCATTAGCCATAAAGAAACTGTTTGCAGGCATGTTGACGAGGCAGCGCCATACCGTGTCGTCCAGCGCACTCCGGTCTACCGGGTCGCCGTCAGCCACGTCGTCAAATACCTGCGTTACTTTCCATAGGTCTAGCAGCCAAGCCGCCGCGTCAGGCGGTAGCCCTAGTTCCCTGAAGTTCTCCGTCAGCCAGTATTCGGCAGTCGTCACGAAACTTCCCGACCCGACGAACGGATGTTGATAGCCGACGCCGTACCGGCAATCGTCGAGATAAACCCGCCCGGTTGCAGCACGTGGCCGACCAGTTCGGGAAACGTGTACGTCTCGCTTGGCAACAGCGTCTTGTTCTTGATAATCAAGTTCTGGTTGCCCGACGAGTCAAACTGCGTCACGAGGTTAATCGAAATGGTAGCCGCCGCAGCGCTGTAGTTGGTCGCCGTAAACTTGTCGATAATGGCCGACACGTTCTGGGCAATGTATTGAGTTACTTGGGTGTTCTCCGCAATCTTTGCGGGGATCAGGACTTTGACGTTAACTGCCATGTGTCACCTAAAAGGTAAAGACCATTCGGACGCGGCCATTAGACCCAGACAGGCCAGCGGCACCGCCCTCTACCGGATCGCCACCGTCACCGCCAGCGCCACCAGTAAGGCTACCCACACCAGCGATTGCAGCCGCACCTGTCTGCGTAAAAGCCGCTCCGCCGTTGCCGTTAGTGTTGGTCGTATTGCCGCCAGAGGCCGTGCCGCCAGCACCCTGCTGACTGCCGTAGATACCGATACCACCGTAACCTCCAAAGCCTCCAGTTGCGATCATCTCGGGCAGCGCATACGTTCCGGCATACGCCACCGACTGAGTGCCAGCGCCGCCTACCGCATCGCCAAGTGAGCCGCCTGTGCCAGCCACGCCGACAGTGTACAGGATCGTTTTACCGGCATCTGGGCCAGTTAGAACGAGTACAGTCTTGGAGTAGGCACCACCGCCTCCGCCGCCACCAGGGTTCTCCTGCGGCTCGTAGGCGAACTCACCAAAGATGTTCGTTACCGTACCGTAGCCGCCACCACCACCTGCGCCCCATACCTCAATAGTGACGCCCGTAGCGCTGGCAGGGATCGTGACCGACCCAGACCCGGACGAGTAATCAACAACGCCCGCACCGGCTCCTCCGGTCGTGCCTGCAATCGCCGCTGCTAGGGTAGCGCCGCCCATTAGGTCAACCCTGCTCCGCTGATCAGCCACGAGGTTGAGCCAATCTTGACGCAGGTCGCCAAGCCGTTACGCGCAAGGGTGCGGGTGCCGGTCGTCGTGCTGTTAGCCAGTGTCAACGTGTCGGTCGTAATGCCAATCGAGAGCGACGTGGCGTTGAGGTTAACGATAATGATGACCGTGCCAACCGGGAACGCAACAGCGACGTTAGCCGGAATAGTCAGCGTCAGCGACGAGCCGTTCATCAAAATGGACTTGCCGCGATCCGCCAGCACCAACTGGTAGTTAGCCGTCTGGCTGTTTTGCGGAGCCTCTCGATAGCCTACGGCGTAATTAACACTAGCCGTGGCGTTATCAGGGATCAGCGGCGTGCCGGTGAACGTGGGCGAAGCAATCGGCGCGTAGGTGGCCGCAGCAGCCGTCGTCGTCAGGGCGTTGGTGATGCCATAGCCAGCCACCGTCGTCGGCGTGCCGGTAATAGTGGACCACGCAACTGTTTCAGTCGAAATGTCATTGACGCCAGCAATGTCGTCGTACTCACCAATCTGCACATCATTAGAGTCAGTTAAAACAAACCGATACTTGATGCCCTCAGATAGCCACATATCTTCTGGCAAGCGACCGCCAGAATCCAAAATGATTGGATTGGAATTGGCAGTTGTGCCAAGAACCGACGTGTAGGTGTTTTGCGGCGTGGTTGTGCCAGCCGCATACGTGTAAATCTTTCCGCCCGACAGCACTGAGTTGTCGTCGGTAAAGAACTGCGCTCCGGCGCCAGCAAAGGCGGAAAGATAGACGGTCATATATTCACCTGCGTCATAGTAAGAATGACCGAGGGGATGCCAGGATGGGGAGCAGTGGCTGGCTCGGCCAAAAGTTGCACGGTAGTGCTGTCGGTTGCCCACATTAACTGCAAATAATCGCCGTTTGACATGGGGACAAATATATTTGCGGCGACAAATACTTCGCCGTTGTTGCCTTGAATACGGACTTGAGATGCCGAATCTGGAATATCAACGCCGTTAACTCTCGGCCACACGTAGAAAAGCGCCACGCCACCAGAAGTTTTATCCAACTGAATGGAAAACTGCATGTTGTAAATAGCCGGTCTACCCACTCTGATGCGGGTGTTATCTGTTGGATCAACATAAACGCCGTACTGGCTTGACGTGCTGTTAAACGTCATCGCGTAAGCGGTATTTATTACGGCGGCAACTTGCGTTTGCGTCGAATAAAACGAGCCGTAGTTAACAGTAAAGACTTTGGCGGCTACAACCTCGGCAAGCGGAGGTTGCTT